ATGGCGAAGGGTGCCGAGACTCATATTTTCAGCACGGGCCCACGCCTCGAAGGCTGCTCGCGTGTCATTGGTCATGCTTGTCATTGCTCCTCCAGTCAAACCAAATGACAACAGCGGCGATCAGCAAGAAGATCGCGATCATTGCTGTTCTCCAAGTGCAGCGGCGGCACGGACGATGGCTCGGCGAGTGGCTGCGTAGGGGTCTGATCCGAGTTCTTCGTAGACATCGTGGAACGGCTCGTGAAAGATCACGTTGACGAACTGCGGAGTGGACTGCGATGGGCTGTAGACATTCACCCACAGGTTCAGTTTCACGGCCAACCGCAAAGCGTCACCGTCGTCGGTGAGTGGGTTCCAGGAATTGCACTCTCCAGCCATGCCGCTCTGGTGGAGTGCGGGGCCGCCCCAATGCGGACTGTCGTGATCGCGGATTGCATCCGACCATTCGGTCAGGTCAGTCATCCCCGCAGCCCTCGCCGCAGCCTGAAGTAGTTCGCGGTCAGTGCTCATTTGCTTGCTTCCTCAGTAGGAGTGGCGGGGAGGCCGAAGGCTTCGGCGCGAGCAGCGAGGCGTTCCTGGTGGCTCAACTCTTCGGCGGCCGGATACAGCGCGCAGATGCGGTGTCCCTGCTCTTCGGTGATCTTCATGGCCCGGCGCCAGCCGCGCGCGTTGTCTTTCATCCTGACGATGGGGTACGGGTCGGTGAGGTCGACGGACTCGACCCAGCCAACGCACCATGGATCGCCGGGATCGCCGTCGCCCCAGCGGCACGCAAACACGTAGTCGCCGGGCTGCAGGTCGCCCGAAGCCTTCGGGACGGTCATGTCGTCGGGCTGGTGCTCGCGGGGACTCGGCTCCTGCTCACCCCCTTCAAGGTGAGCGGTGAAGGCGGCGCGCGCTGCTCCAGGGTCTGCGTCAGTGTTCTTGCCGGACTGGATCGCCATCGCGGAATATATCGATGCAACGACCCAGGCGTCAGCGAGTTCGATGGCCTTGCGCGTGAACTCATTCATGTTGCATCCCCTCGTCACCCTTGGATGAAGACTGAGCGCGGGCGAGCACCAGCGGGCCGACTGGCAACCACGCAGCGTCGTGGTCGCTCATAGCGTCTCGCATGACGACTCGCGTGCGGCCGGTTTCCGAATGCTGGTACAGGTCGGCCACCGCCTCTTCGCTCACCGCAGGCTGTACTAGAGCCAGGAGGGCGTCGATGGCTGCATTGGCGTCGAACCAGCAGCGCTGCATTGAGGAAAGATTGGTGAGCGGCTTTTGCCCTGCCGCGACAGTCATTGCTGCATCGTGCAGTTTCGCCATCGCGCGCTTGGCTTCCTCAGCCAGCCTTGTTGCTTGGTTGCTCACGTTGATTCCTTCGGTTGTTCGGCGAACACGGCGCCGCGGAGCGCGACCTTCAAGTCATAGGCGGCAGACTTAACCGCCCACGGAATGGGATCGCCGGTCAGCATCGCGTGCACGCTGAGTTCGTCGTACAGGTCGCGGGCGGCCGCATAGACCTTGCGCAAGCTGCGGTTCTCGCGCTGAACCTTGCGAAGTTCAGACTTCCACTGACCGGCTGTATCGCGGGCATTGGCATACTTGGTCGTCACTTCCCCACCCCCTCGTCCGTCGAAGCCCGGGCGGTGTCGATGGCGGTGCGCACGGGGAGCTTCCGCCAGTCGTGATCCTCAAGCGCAATTCGGTTATGGTTCTCGCTCAGACGCCATCCGTAGGTGGTGCCGTTCTGCGCGTTCTTGCGAATGTTGATGGCGTCGAGATAGTCCAGCCTGTCCCGATCCGCCCGCAAGGCATCGACTTCCCTGCGCAGCTCGTCCCGCTCGCATTGCATTGCCAAGTAGTCGGACAACGTCTCGCGCTGCTCGGCAACGATGCGCTCGTATTCGTCCAGCGCTGATTGCGCTGGTGCGTGGGGGGTGAGGGGGCTGGAGAGAACGGCGTGCCCCACGTCCTTGAGTGCGTCGACCCATGGGTCAGTCTCTGAAAACGATGTGATCGATGCCTCGCGATAGGTTTCTGTAGTCAGCGCGTGAAGCCACGCCACGATTGGAAGTTGCTCAGCCACGGCCTTCTCCCACTTCGCGCGCCTTCATTCGCTTGTGAAGTTCGAAGACGAACCTGGTGCGCTCACCGTTGGCGCCTTCGGCAACCAGGGCGAACATGGCGGCCATGAGCATGTCGTCGGCGCCGATCAGCGGAGCGCCCGGCAACACAGTGACCACGGACTTCGGATCATCGGCCTCGATAGCCACGATGTCAGCGTCGATGAGCGCGTCGCGGTCGGTCTGCGTCAACTGGCCGCGCGGGAAGATGATGATCTGCTTCATTGACCTTCTCCCAGCCGCCAGCCGTTCTTCGCGGCGAGAGCGCGGATGACAGCCTGAGCGAAGTTGTAGTCTTGGACGGCGATGGGGCCGATGGCGTGGCAGTACCTACGCCACAGCGGTTCCAGTTCCTCGCGCGTCAGCCCCTGCACTTCCATGCTCGCTGCGGGAGAGGGGGAGGCGAGTGCTGATAGGAACTCGAACATCAGCGGGAAGCCCTGCTCATATGCGTTGATGAGTATCTTGCCGGCAGGATTGTCTTCGACGACTGAGACATACCTCTGACCGTACGCCGTTCCCGTCACAAACTTCCAACCAGTCGGCGCCACCGCCTTCTGTGCCTCGGGCTCTGAGGGAGCGGCAGCGAGGGCGTCTCGCATGATCTGCGGCGACGTGTGAGTCGATGACGTGTCGCGCGGCTTGTCGGTGCCGACGTTGGTCAAGATTGCGTCCGCCTCGGCCCCCTTGGAAGCAGCAGGCGCAGGAGAAGCGGCGAGCATGGCGCGGTAGACGTTGCACACCACATCGGCCCACGTCTTGGCGGCAGGAACCTCATCGACTAGCCATGCGCGCTCGCCGGCGTCTCCCATTGCCTCCGTCGGCTCGACCGGAACCAGCTTCCACCCGGCCGGCACTTCACCCACCGGGGTGGATGCCGGCGAAGTGGAGCGAGTCGGCGCTTCCGTCCACCATTCCAGACCGCTGAATTGAGCCGTGAGCGCGTCGCCCAGGCCCTGCAGGCAACAGCCGTCCGGGTTGACCCAATTGAACGTGCACAGATAGCCGTTCGTGTTCTCGCCGAGGTAGACCGTCTGACCGTCGCACGGCGGCAGGCCATCGACCGCGACGCTGCGCCACCTCGACACTTCGACGGGGCCAGGAGCCTGGCGGGCGCGGCGGTCAGCAAGGATGGCGGCGCGGGCGTACTCCTGGATCAGCCGCTGCAGCGCGGTCGGATGGATCAGGCTGAGCGGTTGCTCCAGCGGTGGCAGTTCGATGTTGTCGGTCATGGTGTGTCCTTCAGGGCTTGAGGGCGGCGCGAGCAACATCCAGCGCGGGACAGGAGGGCTCGTCATGGCAAGCAATCAGTTGCTCCAGCGCCTCCCGCAACCGTTCCACTTGCGCCTCCAGCTTGGCGTTGTGTGCCTGCGATTCGGCAAGGAGGCGAGTGGCGTCAAGCACTGCTTTCAGATCGGTTGCATTGACAGTGAGGTAACTCACGTCGTCGGACATTTGGCTTGCAGTCTTCAGTCGCTGCTGAAGGCGCATCCCCGCCCCGCTGGCGTTGTCTTTGGTCATGCGGATTGCTCCGGGTTGGTGACGCTCACAGCAGTGCGCCCTGTTGCGGTTGCTCGGGCTCGACCGGCATGAAGTCCCAGCGGGCCGGCGCGTTGTGTGCCTCGATGCGGCCCCGCATGACTGCTGCACGAGCCTCCTTCGTGGCTGGCTGGTAGCTTCCACGCCATGCCTGATCGATTCCGACGTTGCGCCCGATGTTGGTGCTGTCAACGCTGGAGAACGGGAAGCGCGTGAAGACCTCGGGGTCGAGCATGCGAAGGCCATGCAGCCGCGTCAGTGGACAACCATCCTCGTCGCAGGCGGCGTGCATGGCTTGGGCCATTCGGCGCCACCATGAGGCGGTCTTGATGACGGCGAAGTCGCCCGAGCTGCCCAAGCAGACGCGCGGCCAGTCTTTGACCAGCGTTTGCAAGCGGGCCAACGATTCGTGCAAGTGCCAGACGGGCGCACCAAAGTGCTTTGGTAGCGGCCACTCGCGCAGCAGTTCGTCGTTCGCCTTCTCGTCGCCGTCGATAACGTCGGGGATGACGGCGAAGTCGCACGATGGGATGCGCTTGCACTCCCGCGCCCAGCGGTAGAACTCCGACCAGTCGGTGATCGGCTTTCCCGCACGCCAAGCACCGAACGCGCCGTTGTCGAGCGCGAATGTCTGGCAAACGCTCGTGGCGAGCGCGAGTTGCCGCGTGTCCGAGAAGCTGACGAAGGCATGGCCGGCACCAATGGCTGATGCCGCCGCCGTCTCGGGCGTGATTGGTAGGCCATGGTAATGAATCACGCCGCCGCCTTGTTCAGCAGCATGTTGATCGTCGCCAGTGCCACGCTGACATGCTTGGTCTGCGAGTCGCTGTGGAACAGAAGCCACGGGCTCAGTGGCTTGTCGCTGGCGTCGATGACGACCACCGGCTTCTTCAGGACGTGCTTGGCGTAGAAGACTTCCATCGCCGTACCGACCGAAGGCTTGTCGAAGAAGACGAGGATGGCATCCGAGTTCTGGATGTCCTCGATGTCGCCGGCCACGATTTCAGCGGCGATGCCCGGTTCCAGTTCGCGACCCCGGTAGTCACGGGCCATGGGGTCTAGGCAGCGGCCTCCGCCACCCATCCAGCGCTCCTTGACGAGTTCGCGCCAGTTCGTGGCGTCCTCCGTCGTGCGGCCATTGATCGGGCCGCAGAGGTAGATCGTGCGCGGGGTTGCCGCCGTATGCTTCTCGCTCATCTCGTTGTCTCCTGGGGTGGGGGTTAGGCGGCGGCCCGAGCCTTCACGACCTTCTTGTCCTTGGGCCAGCCAGCCTTGACGAAGTCGGCGACGACGTTGGCGACGACGGGCAGCGTGCGGATGGCCGCAGCCTCGTCCGGCGGGAGGTACTTCTCGAATTCTGGAAGGGCCTCCGCGAGCGCCTTGCGGGTCGTCATCCCGTAGGCGACGCCGCGAACCTTCGATTCGAGTGCTCCGCGCTGGGATCGTTGGGCCTCATGCTTCGCCAGCAGTTCGGAAACGTCGGTCGCCGCGAGGATCTTCTCCTGCAGGGCTCGCGAATCCGTCCAACCTTCCGGCAGCGGAACGAACGCGCTCACGAAGCGATTGATGGTCACACTGCCCGAGTTGATGAAGTGGCGCAGCTCCTTGTCCGCCCATGCCTTTCGGATGACTGGCGGGACAAGCGTCAGCGCCACGCGCTCCAACTCTTTGCGGGCCGGTTCCTCGTAGTCGATGACCGGAACGTCGGCCATGACCGAGCGGACGAAAGCATCGCGGATGTAGTTGGTCAGTTTCATGTCTCGTTCTCCAGTTGGTTAAGGGGATCAGCAGATCAGGCGGCTGATCGATCCATGTTTCGGTTGCTGGCCTCTTGCGAACGCCATACCTCGATGGCAGCTTGGCTAGCGACCATGCGCCATCGAAGTTTTTCTTCCTCTTCAACAGCCACACGCAGCCCGTCAATGTGAGCGATGTAGCTCTCGTCCGAGTACGCTTCCCGCTCCTGAAGTACCGCCGTCGGCTGGTTGCTCGCCTTCATCAAAAGCGCCTTGAGGGACTTGCGGTACTCCTCCAGGTAGACCCGAGTGGCCTTTGCCTTGGCGAGCTTCGGAGCCGTGTCCCACAGGACTTGGATCGCGGCTTGCGGATCGATCGGTTTCGTCATTGCGCATCCGTCCAGAGCAGGGCAATCGTGCGCAAACGTTCGCCGGCCTCCACCACGCGAAGACCCAGCGATCCGAGGTCTTCGATGGCGGATGACTGGACGGCCACGCAAACGTCCCGAAGTTCCTCGCAGGCGTCATTGCGACACGACATCAGCGCCGACCGCCGACCGCGGGCGATCATGGCCGCGTCATCATCAATGTCCGGAAGCTTCTTGAGCGTCACGCTGCCACCTCAGGCCAGTTCACGGTCAGCTCGTCCTGCACCTCTTCGGGGATCCTGTCCCACAGCTTCTTGAGGGCCGGCTCTTGAAGGCTCGCCAGATAGGCGGCAGCACCCTTGGCATCACCGGCCTTGACGCCATCCACGATGCCCTTCACCACCTCTTCGATCGACTTCTTCGCGCCGTTCGTTTGAGCCATGTTCCCTTTCGTGGTCGTGGCCTTCGACGCAGCGTTGCCATCATCATCCTCGGGAGCGATGCCGCATGAGGCCATGAGGCTGTAGCGCCTGGCATACGTCAGCGCCGAGCCGTAGCCCTGCGGGTCTTGCTTCGACGCCGGGACGTGCAGCTTTCCGCATCGCAGGGACTCGCCGGACTCGTGCAGGAAAACGGTTTCGACGGTCACGCCCGTCGGGTCTTCGCTCGTTTCTTGGAAGAATGCGATCCCGTTGGCGAGAAGGGCTTCTTCCACGGCATCGATGCACGCACCCAGGTCGGCATATTTCGAGCGGAAGGCCGGGTTGTTCTTGTCCTTGAGCGCCGGGCCGAAGGCTTTCTTAGCGGCCACGAAGGCCGG